TCAACGGACGAACGTATCTCATTGAGTGCAAAGGATATTTCAGAGCAGGAGACACCCAGAAGTATCGCTCAATCGCTAACTGCCTTGGAAGCGATCAAGAACTTATCTTCATACTTATGAAGCCTAATCAAAAAGTAAACAAAAGTACCAAAAATACTATGGCTCAATGGTGTGACAAACACGGAATACTATGGTATAATATAGACACACTTAAGGAGTTGGTTGATTATGTCTCTGACACTAGAAGAAATTAAGGAGAAGCTTTTGAGGTTCTATGATCCTGACGATCTTCTGGAAGCCTTACAGATTTCATCAGAAGAAATACTAGACAGGTTTGAAGATAAGTTGTTGCGAAGGCTAGATGAGTTTCAGGAGGACTTAGAGGAAGAGGCCTATGCGGAATGAGTGGACTTGGTATTCAGACTGTGAGATACGTAAAAAAATCTGTGAAGAGCAGGGGCATCATCCAGAAGAATGTGCAGAGAAGTTTGAGGAGTGCAGAAAAATGTCAATAGACGAAGCAACACCCGAAGAGTGGAACAAAGTGTCTAAGACAGCAGTGGGCAAACTGTACCACCCAGAGGACAAGCACAACCCTGTGACACAACCGGATCACTACAACAAGGGAGCGATAGAGGCCATTGAAGCAATAAAGGCGTCCATGCACCCACAGGAGTACAAGGGGTATCTCAAGGGGAACTGCTTAAAGTACCTTTGGAGGTACGAGTATAAGAACGGTGTAGAGGATCTACGTAAGGCCCGTGTCTATCTGGATTGGCTCATAAAGGAGGTTGCCTTATGAAAGTAGTAGAGGGAAAGTTTGGTAAGACAAATGAAGATAAGAAAGAGATCACCACATCAGAGTTTCTATCAGCGTTTGTAGTCAAGGCGATGGAACACGAGGAAGAGGGACGCACGGTAAAGGTGGCTGTTGTGATGTACGAAGACGGTGAGATGTTTGAGGTAGCATCCAACGAGCAGTACCCTGATGGGGTGTACATGCTTTTGCAGATGGCAGGCCAAGCAATTATTAATGAGACACTAGGAGTAACTGAATAGATGGACGCATACCAACAGTACATACACAAGTCAAGGTACGCCCGTTACCTTCCAGAAGAGAAGCGCAGGGAGACTTGGGAAGAAACAGTAAACAGGTACATCAACTTTTGGTCAGACCGTGGCGCTCTAAATGACTTTGATGTATCAGAGATTTTTAAAGCTATCCACGATCTAGACGTAATGCCTTCTATGCGAGCACTGATGACCGCAGGAGAGGCTCTGGATCGTGACAACGTAGCGGGGTTCAATTGCTCCTACCTGCCTATAGACCACCCCAAGGCCTTTGACGAACTGATGTACGTCTTGCTATGCGGAACAGGGGTAGGCTTCAGCGTAGAGCGTCAATACATCAGTAAACTACCAGAAGTAGCGGAGACATTCCATGCAACCGACACAGTTATTAATGTTGCGGATTCGAAGGTCGGATGGGCGAAATCGTTTAGGGAGTTGGTATCACTGCTGTACTCAGGTCAAGTTCCCCAATGGGACGTTAGCAGAGTACGACCTGCAGGTTCCCCACTCAAGACTTTCGGAGGCCGTGCAAGTGGTCCTGAACCTCTCGTCGATCTTTTCAAGTTCACAATCGAACTCTTTCAAGGATCAGCTGGACGCCGCCTTACGTCCATTGAGTGCCACGATCTTTGCTGTAAGATTGCTCAAATCGTCGTTGTCGGAGGAGTCAGACGAAGTGCCCTAATCAGCCTCAGTAACCTCACAGATGACCGCATCCGAAGATGCAAGCACGGACAGTGGTGGGTAGACGAACCCCAGCGTGGTCTGGCGAATAACTCTGCGTGTTACACAGAGAAGCCAGACTTTGAGGCGTTTCTAAACGAATGGACTAGTCTATATGAATCAAGATCTGGTGAACGAGGTGTCTTTAGCAGAGTGGCAAGTCAAAAGCAAGCTGCAAAGAACGAGCGAAGAGATGCTACCTATGATTTTGGAACTAATCCATGTAGCGAAATCATCCTCAGACCCTATCAATTCTGCAATCTATCAGAAGTTGTTATCAGGTCGGACGATACACTCGCAAGCCTCAAACGAAAAGTACGCATTGCGTCTATCCTTGGAACTCTACAGGCTACCCTGACTGACTTCCGTTACCTACGTAACGTGTGGAAGACCAACACAGAGGAAGAGGCACTGTTAGGTGTATCGCTTACGGGCATCATGGATCACCCTGTGCTCTCAGGACGGGAGGACAAGGGTAAACTTAAGAAGTGGCTAACGGAGATGCGTAATGAAGCTATCGTTACCAACGAGCAGTGGGCTAAGAAGCTGGGCATTAATCCTTCTGTCGCGATTACTGCGGTTAAGCCTAGCGGTACTGTTAGTCAGCTGGTCGATTCTGCTAGCGGGATTCACCCTCGCTACAGCAATCAATATATTCGCAGAGTCCGTGCAGACTCTCGTGACCCACTTTGTGGGGTCTTAGAGGCCGCTGGTGTCCCTGTGGAGGACGATCTAATGTCCCCTAGTACACGGGTATTCTCCTTTCCTATCGCGTCTCCTGAAGGCGCTGTGACAGCCTCAGACATGGGTGCTATGGAGCAGTTAGATCTGTGGGAGATATATCAGGACTACTGGTGTGAGCATAAGCCGTCTATGACTTGCTACTACCGTGATGAGGAGTTTCTAGAGGTGGGCCAGTGGCTGTACAACAAGTTTGATAAGGTGTCAGGGATTAGCTTCCTGCCCTACTCAGACCACACGTACCAGCAGGCTCCTTATGAACCTGTGGATAAGAAAACGTACAACCAGATGGTTAAGGACTTTCCAAAGGAAATATCGTGGGATATAGAAGAGGCCAGCGATATGACTGAGGGGTCACAACAACTGGCCTGCACAGGTAACAACTGTGAGTTATAGCAACGCAGTTGCGTTATGACATGAAGAATATGGAGTAGCCCTCTGACTTACCTACGTCCTCTGGCTTGTCTTTCGGGTCATGGGGCGTAGGTATTCCCTGCGCTTGCATCTTCTTGACACGCTCCTTTGACTTCTCACACATAGTGTGGTAATCATGGGATGTGTAGCTTACTGTGTGCTTATCGTCGTTCATTTTAGTTTCCTTGCTGTAAAGCCAATTTAATAACATTAAACGCTTTTTGGTTTTGTTCTGCCAGCCTTTTTGCCTCACTTTTCTTCATTCCCATGCTCAATAGCGCGGCGGCATCGTGTGCGGCACCAAACTTATTGCCAATAGCGGCTGAAGTAATCATAGCCCCTGCTTTTTGTCCCATTTGATATTCAGGTATACGTGGATCTACGTTAAAGTTTTCTAGCAGTATTTCCCTAAATCGTACAAGAGCTAACGGATCGTCACCAAATGACATACCAAGTTTTCTTAGACCTGATTCTAAATCTGCTAATTCTTGAGACAGACGAGCGCCCGTAACGCCTTTACTGGATAAGTTCTGCATAGCGGCCCCGACAACATCAGTAACTTTAGCGTCCACAAATCTTTGTCCGGGCTTTAAGTAAACTGAGAAAGGCTCCATTGTTGAAATAACTTCTCCCAATTCTTGATTAACTGCCTTATATTCGTCTACTACCCCTAAAGATTCATTTATTTTTTGACGCATTTCTGCTATTGTTCTTTGCATTTGTGGAGAAATACCAGCATCCGTTAGTTTAGAAGAATCTATCAACTCGTCTAAAATTTTCTTTGCTTCATGCGCTTGTTTTACGGTGGTTACGCCCATGTCGGTCTGCTGATTAAAAACATCGAATAAATCCTCTATGTTCTTTTTAACAGTGCCGAAACCAGCCAGATCAAACTTAGTTCCTTCTGCCCAATTTGGCTCTAACTCAAGAGTTATTTTACCGTCTGTACTTTTTTTAACTCTTGGCATAACACCAGCTTCTCTCAACAAAGCACCAACACCTGATAAAGAGTCTCCGATGTTGACTTGTGTTTTTCCTAAGTCGCCTTCTACAACAGATTCTAGTCTTTTTCCTAACACTCTGCGTTTAGACTGCAAAGCCGACAAACGGTTTGTAATAGCAGTCCCTATGGGCTTAGTAGTCCTGTTAGACATGGAGGCTACAGGATTTCCTTTGCCTTGTTCAAAAACTCTAGCTATTTGTGTCATTTGGTTACGAGTAGCTTTTGAGCTATTTGTAATAACAGAAGCGTCTCCTTCCATGATTCCTTTGTCCACCAAGGCTTTTCCCGCTTTGTCATCTACCAATTTACCTTTTGAGTCTAGTTTTACTGTAGCAACAGAAGGTTCGTAACGCAACTCTGGATCAAGCAACATCTCTTTTTGTGCTTTTCTAATGTCAGCATCAGTAAGTCTACGCATACCGCCGGGAACTAGTGTCGCTCCTTTTATGCCAATCAACTCTAAAGCAGTTACTGGGATCGCCGCAGCAACCCCCGCCAAGTTTGGAGAACCCGTAAACTCAAGTGTTTTGTCTTGAAGGTATTTACTAGTAGTGTCTATTGCTTCAGACACAGGCGAAAGAGCCTCACCTAGTGCTTGTAAGTTTTCTTGAGCGCCTTGCGACCTAGGCCTGTACGTTAGAGCCTCTTGAGTCTGTTCTATGTCTCTAACAGCCTCTCTAAAATCTCCACTTGTTCCTGCAAATGTTACTGCTCCCTTTAAACCAGCAAGAGCACTTGCACCCACAGAAGAACCAATTGCTCCTGCTGTTTCAAGAAACTCATCCATTTTTTGCTGGAAGGGCCTAGAAACAACAGATCCACGAGCAACTACAGGTTCTTTAGTTTCAATGTCAATAGCAGTAACAGGCTCTTCTTTTATGTTCTGCTCTCTTATTTTGTCAAGCCTTTCTATAAGATCAAGATCAGTTACGACAGTAGACCCAGTTTTACTTTCAGTCACCCTGTTGCGTTCTGTTTTTTCGTTGAGTTTTTTTATCAACTCAGTATCAGTAACCTTTTCCATTTCAAAGTTTCCCTAGGCTCACATAGTCTCCTTCATCGTCTTTGTAATAAAGGACTCCTTCATCTTCTACGTAACGATCCCCAAGCGGTTTTTGGCCTAACAACGCCCTCTTAAAATTATTATAGTGAGTTTCTACTTTTTTAAGTTGTTGTGCAAAATCACCTGATGCTGGGTCCAGAGCCGCAAGGTTAGAACCTAACAGACCAAGTTCAACATTAGAAACGTTACCTAAAGCTCCTCCTGTCTTTGATTCATCCCTCATTTTCTGTAGTCTGTCAAAAGCTAAAGATGACTTTAAAGTATCTACTCTATTGCTTAATTGTCTTGCGTTGGTTGTAGGAATAAATTTTGCAACATCATAAAATACAGGATATACTTCTCCCGTTAATCCTGATGCTTCTTTAACAGTGTTTAAAACAGCATCTGTACTTAACAGCCTAGACCTAGTAGCTTCGTCATTAGTATCCTCTTCTGTTAAGGGAACCAAAACGCTTTTATCACCCGTCTGTGCGTATTCTATTAAAGATTCAGGGGTTACTGCATCTTTTAAATTACCCAAAGGAAGTAACTCAGCCGCCTCTGAAGGCTCAACGTATTGGCCTGTTTCAGTATTAAAGATCCTGTTTCCTACCACTTTATAGATATCAGCAGGTTTTGCAACACCAGCTTCATAGGCTTCCGTAATCTGAGCTTGAGTGCCGCCTAGATTTGTGATAGACCTAATGCCTTCTTGCAAATCCGTTAAAGGAACACCACGCATTGCAGCTTGGGTAATCGCAGAGAGTCCTCCCTGTATTCCCTGTGCTGTTCCTTTTTCTGTTTTAGCGGTCTGAACACCCTCAAGACGGGTTGCCTCCTGTAGCAGCATTTTACCAACTCTCTGGAGATTAGGGTCACCGCTTGCCACCATGCTTTGGGCTTCAGTTCTCATTCCAGCGGGGTTGTTTTGATAAGCCCCAAGAATCTGCTGGAACTGCTCCTGTGCGTTTTGTTCCGCTTGTTTTTCCCTGCGGCGCGTAAGTAAACCACCTATGCCCGCACCTACGTCAGCAATACCGCCGCCCATAAGTTGACCAGTAGTTGCACCAGATCTAGCAAGCATCCCACCAATATCGTAAGCCATGTTCTTTATCCTCTATCTTTAATTAAACGGGTTAAGGTCAAAATCACCACTAAGTAACCCGCGTAAGCCAGATCCTAGACCACCGTAAATACCACCATACAGACTAGCCAGAGCCGCCCTCTGTCCAACGAGGCCAGAAATATTAGCCATCTGTGCTTCTAGGTCAA